CCCTCACGATTACCAATCAGTCTCTGATCACCAGCACCCACGTCAACAATCTTCCCCGTCGCGTTAATAGCAGTTGCAGCGGAGGCACGATTGAAGTCCAAGGCGGTATTGAAAGGCATTTGCGTCAGACTGTTGACCGGCCCTTCATACACTTCGTATTTGTTGTTGGCGAAGTCGAGTGAGAGGGTGGGTTTTAACTGCTCCAGGATATTGACTTGGTACTGATCCGCCACTGCTGCAACATAGTCTTTAGCGACGTTTGCACCCACCTCGGCTGCCTGTGCGCTTGTGCGGGCGGTATCAGCGGAAGATGCGGATGTGCTAGCAGACGATGCGGATAAACTGGCTTCCCCGGCTTTTTGTACCGCGTAGTCAGTCATCAATAGTCCCTGCTTTAATGCAGGCACAAAGCGGGTGATGTAGCCAATGCCGTCGAGCCCCGTGTTCGGGTCGGCGTCGTCGGTGATGGTGATACCGCTGCCACCGTATTCGGTGGGGAACGTGACTGAGGCCATTACAATATCTCCAATAAGTTCATGCCGTTCTCAAAATTGGCGAAATACGGGTGGGTGATGGGATTGAGGTCGGTTTGTCGGCAAATCATTGCCCGCGCAAAATTGGCAGGGGTCGGTGTGACGGAATAGAGGTAAAGGATTTCGCCTGATATGTCCTGCGTACGCTGCAGGCGGTGCAGGCGCAAGAACGCTTCCTCTTCATCGAGAAACGCTAAATCAAACGACACGGTGCGCTTTGGCGTGACCACATCGGCGTACTCGGTGCGATTGCTGTCGCGGGCCTCGGTCAGGGTGGTGCCTGTGTTGTAGCCATGTTGCACGCCGTAACTGATGTTGTAGTCAGGCTGCCAAGCATCAGCGAGCATGACCCTGCCGATCTCGACCGCGCTGTCCGGGTTTGACGGGTCGCTGATCTCGACATCCACCGCCGTGCCAATCTGGCGCTCATCAAAAAATAAGGTCGTCAGCGGGGTGTAGCTGGCCCGGTCATCTTCGCTCAACCGCCGGTTCCAAAAGTTGTCATCGCCCCAAATGACATCATTGAGCGTGTAGAGAACGGGCCAGACGTTTTGCACCCCGGAGTCGTAGATAAGGTCAGTTTGCTCCGCGTCGCGGTACACACGGGCGCGCAGCGTGGCCGTCGGGCTTAAGTTGTGCGCGCTAATCGCAAGTACGTGCAGCCGGCGCCGTTTCGGCAGGGTAATCGTAAAGCGGGTGTCGGCCGCGTTGAGTGATGCGCTTTTGGCGACAACCGCCGTGCGCCTATCTTGCACATGGGTCAGGGGTAGGGTGGGCAGCCAACTGCCCCCCGCTAACGTGGCGCTGGCGATATAGTTGGGCCATCCCAGCACAATTTTTCGTGGATCTAAGGCCATGTTATCCCCATAGCTGCAGTGTTAGTTCTTGGTTTTCGGCGTTAAGCCGGTAGCCGGTCACGCGCATGTCCCGCCCTGCGCTGTAACCCAGGCGAGGGGTCATCAAGGTGATAGTTTCGCCAATCGCCGGTGTCAGGGTTTCCCGGGCGTCGATCTCTACGGTATCCCGACGCACACTCATAAGAGCCAGCACGCGGTCGGCAACCTGCTGAGCGAGTACGCGGTCGGTTAACCGTGACTGTATGATCATTTCTCCGGCCAGGGGGTGACGGTCGCGCACCGATGGCGAGGATGCGCGAACTCGGCGGTATTGCTGTGCCACGCGGGCTCGTCGCTCGTCGCTGACGTCGCCTGTTAATCCCTCTTGCACGGTCTCGTTAGGGTCGTATTCCAGCGTGACGCGCCAGACCGGCAGGCTATTTTCACCCGCCCCGGTGCCGCTGCGGGTGATACCACTGATGCTGTACTGATAGAGCGTGTTACCCCCCGGCGTGGGCGCTACCCACTCCGCCATGTTTAGCTGGGCGTCTGACGGAGCAGTCAGATAACCACCGATGCTCTCTGATAACTGATCGAGCAGGTCCAGCGTGTTGGTCTCGCCACTCAGGTAACTGCTCACCGAACCAAATCCGTTGAGTGCGATCACATCCTGAGCGTCCAGGGTATAACCCCGCTCCAGGGCCAGGGCCGCCGAAACGGTACCTAGGCGCGGGTCCGCTTGCTCGGCATCCGCCGTGATACCCCCCGCTGGACTGGCCCCTAGCCGCACATAGCCTTGAAAGTGGCGATATTGGCCCGCTGTCGGGGCCGTGGACTGGAGTGCGGCTAGGTTGGTATAAGCGCCGCCGTCCGTGAGGGATACCCCACGGTCATACACGCCGGTAACAGCGCAATCGCTGAGCGATGACAGCTGATAGATGAGCTTGCTGGTGTTGACGGCCACCGGCTGCGCATTGCGCACCCGGCCCCAGACCTGGGGCTTGGGCTCGCCGGCAATGTCTTGCTCGGTGCCTTCAAGCCCGTCGGGGAGGATGTTATCTCCCGCATAAACTTCCATCGGATGCGGGCTGCGTAGGGGTTCTAGCGGGTCGCGCAAGATCACCGCGACCTCGTTTTCACGAAAGGCGAGGCGAGAAACCGTGCCGGTGACTTGGGTCTGACCGTTAAACGTCAGCTGCATCCCGCGCCCGTCCACCGCGTAATCAACTAGAAAATTCAGCGCGCCATCACTGTTTTCCAGCGTGGTTTCACCGTGACCGCTGCGGTTCTGCTGCAATAGCTGGCCCGCAAACAGCCCGGCTTTGTAAAGCCCTGGTTGCAACATGCGAGGGTCATAAAAGGCGTCGTCTGGGGCGTCGTAACGCCCTAGGCTAAAGCGCAGGGTTTCCGGTTCGTTAGCGGCGTTGAGCGCATTGACGGTGAGGGTCCAGGTCATCGCTTCGCCGCCTCCAGTCGGGTGTCATCGTCCAGTTTTTTCAGTAGTTTGTTGCTTTTTTCTGCTGCCGCAATCTGCTGAGTGGCGGCGGCTCCGCGCTGGTTATTGGCGGCGGCTAGGTGGGTGTTACTATCGCCCAGCAACCGAGCGTTTTCTTTTCGTAACCCAGAAACTTCACGCTTAAGATCCCGCAGTACTTCCGCAATGTCGTTATTGCCCAGCGCGGGGAATTGCGGCAGCGGTACCTCAGCGCGGACACCCAGCGAGCCATCGCCCCCGCGATGCAGCGGCATAATCGCTTCAGGGCCAGCCTCGCCCATCAGCCCCATGTCGAACATAGTCGGCTGGGAAACGATGGAGTTAGTGAACGCGCCGCCCTGGGCGAAGGCCTCTACTCCATTGGTAAACGCCCCCCCTAGGGCATATCCGTTAGCCCGACCCTCCGGGCTATTCATTATCCGATCTAGGATCTCCGGGTAGGCCATTTTTCCTGCCGCATATTGAGACACATAGTACGTTTCTGACGGCAGGCGTTCTCGATCTAAAAATTTACGGTAGAAACCGTCGATAGCCGACACATAACTATTAGACGACCCGCCGCTAGAACTGCCCCCTCCCGAGCTGCCACCGCTAGTAGCCTCATCGCTGCTCGCCAGCGAGTCGCGAATGTCCGACAGCGATGCGCCGCCGAAATACTCGTCTAGGTAGTAGTCAAGCCCCGGCAGGTCAGGTTCCCGGCTAAGTATGTCCTCATACATCGAGATAATCTGACGGATAGCATCTTGCGAGCCGTCCGGCTGCATCGTGGCCCACAAGTCAATAAGACTCTGCGTGCCGCCCGATATTGCTTCTAGCTGATCAATCGCGCCGCTGCCATTGTTGTCCAGCGCGCTAAATATTGACCGCAGTGTGGCGTTATCAACCGTTCCCTCGAATGCGGCAGCGAACTCGTCGTAGTCAATCCAGCTGTCGCGGTTTGTGTCATAATCACTAAACGTTTCAGCGATTACGTTGCCGATGCCGGACGCTAGGTTGCTAACGTTTAAGCTTGTCAGCTCTTGTTCAGTGATTAGGCCATCGCCGTTAACGTCCACCTCACGAATTAAGCGATCAATTTCAGCGTCCGTAGCGTGCGGCGCCATCACGTTGCGAACCTGATCGGCAGTCAGCTCTTTTTTTCCTAGCGCGGTCATCTCTCGCTTGAGGACCAAATTCAGTTGTTGCGAAGCGCTCCAACCGGCAGTGATACTGCGCTCCAGTGCAGATATTGTTCCGTCGCCATTAATATCTAAAGCGCGTTTCAACGCATCCGTCTGCCCTCTGATAATGCCCCGAAACTCGTCAGCTAGAAATTGTTCAGCGGTGAGCTTTTCAGGTAATCTTCCCAGCATGTCAGAAACGCGGTCAATCGTTGCGCTCGTCTGACCACCGCTCGCGCTCCACCCCTTTTGCGCCTCAATGAAACGGTCAGCGTATTGAGTGATACTACCCAGCGCAGCTTGATCGCCCGAGAG